GAAATTTAAAACAAAAACTCCCCAAGTTAGTAAAGTTGAAAATAAGGACAAATATATAAAAGAATTAAAAGATAATATATTAGAAGAAAGAGCTAAAGCTCTTAATCCTCCATTAAATGTATTTGATGATGGTTTAGCAATAAATGATAGTGTTGACATAGCAGGAAAGATACGCCGTCGCAAATTTCCAAAAATAAAAACCAAAAAAAGAAGAAAAGGAAGAAGAACACGAACACGAACACATAGACGTCGTTAGATATTTTTGTCACAAAATTGAATATAAATAAATATAAATATATACATCATATAACATTATGATGTATATTACTCTACCTATTCATAATCCTGAAATATACAATGAACAAGTACAAAGTGACAAAAAGTGGGTTATGTATAATATTTGTAACGCATTATCTGGATGTGACTTCTTAGTTCTTGGTATTAAATTTGATGATTATATTCTTATTAAACCATATGAACAAGTAAAAATTCTTGAATTTGAATCTCTTTTTAATTTTAATATGGGTTCTAGTGATTATGATAAAAATAGAATTATTTGTGTTAAAAAAGATTCTAATCCACATATTTTCAAATAAACTAGTTAGATAATTACATTCTTTATTAAAATTATGTACCATCAATAAAATAACATGTATAAGATTTTTTTTTTATTAAACTTCCACAACATAAACAACCTATATTGTTCACTACCATTTTATATATTATATAAAATTATTAAATTATTAAATTAAGAATAGATCAATGTATATAATTATTGTTCATATTGGATATAAACAATAATTATTTTTTAATATATATAAAATGTCGTTAAAAATAATTATTGTTCATATTGGATATAAACCATATTTAGAAACTAATATTAAAATAACATCAAAAACAAATAAAATTGTATTATTAGGTGACAATAGTGTAGAACATCTTGTGAAATATCCAAATGTTGAATTTGTTAATGTTAATCGTTATATAAACGATGAAAAGATACTCTATTATAAAAAACATTTCAAAAATTATTCAAGTTATGTTTTTAACTGGATTTGGACAGCTGGGCCTTTACGTATGTTTCTAATACATAAATATCTTATTGAACATAATGTTAAACATATTTTCAATATTGATAGTGATAATGTAATGTTATATGATATTAATAATTATGTTTTTAATAAAGAAAATGCTTATATTATGTGTCAAAATTATAACAACCCAAATCATATGGCACATAGTATTCATGCTGCTCTTATATCCCAAAATATGTGCTTTGAATTTGAAAAACTATACGAAGATTTATATATAAATGAGTCAAAACTACATCTTATAGAAAATAAAATTAATTTCCATAAAAATCAACATGGAGGTTATAGAGCTGGTGGTATTTGTGAAATGACTATGTGTTATCTCCTTTCTAATGAAAAAATTATTGAAGTTCAAAATCTTCTTGAACCATCAGTAGGAAAAGATGGAGAAACATATGTTTTTAATAATGTTATATCAAGTGGTGAGGGAGCAATATCTAAATCTCAGTATCATAATAATATTATAGCATATACTATTTTTGATAATATTAATAAAAAAAACTATAATCTTATGAATATTCATTTTAGCGGAGGAAGTAAAAACCTTCTTAATGATGAATTATTAAATAAACTACAGGGAACCAAGATTCCTCCTACTCTACCAGATAGGTAATACTTCACATAATTCTGTTGTATTTATCGCATTATTTCCAAAATATAATTTTACAAATTCCTTTGTTTTTATATTTTCTAATGATTTTATTATATTTTCATATTTTTTCACTAATTCTTCATCACTTATTTCACCATTATATTTCACACAAATTAAATGATTCTCTATTAAATATTCCTTATTTGTATTTATTAAACAATATTCAAAATTATAATCCCCTACACCATACCCTCTATTAATTACTAGTAATGGACCTGTTATACCCTTCTTATTTATATAGCTTTTCTTAGCATCATTTGCGTATTTTTTTATTGTTAATGTATTTGACTGTATATTTGAACTATAAATTAATAATGTTTTACTAGCATCATCTGTTAATATTGACTTATTTTGATTCCATACTACATTACCTACACATACACTGAAGCCTAAATCTTTTAATGACTTAGACTCTTTATAATAATTATTTAATTTATTTATGTTTTCTATTGTACCAAATATTGTAAACTGGTTTAGTATATTTAGATAATAATTTTTATTTTCTATACAAGGCTGTGTTTTAGTATTTTGTATAATAAATAATATTGTTTCTTGTTGAGTATCTAAATAATCATCCTTACATTCTGATATATGTAAAATCTTATAATTTTCATATATATATTTACGTGTTTTATCATAGTATAAACAATTTAAAAAGCTCTTAGGTAATATAAAACTTAATATTCCATCAGGAGCTAATAAACTTAATGATTTTATTATAAATAGTATAAATATATTTGGTCTCCCATCAAAATAATCATAATATTCACTATTTACCATATTTTTTTTTAATACAAAATATGGTGGATTTCCTATTATTAAATCAAATTTCTTTTCTGTGTTATAACTCAAATAATCCATATTATGTAAGCTTAACCCTTCTATAGTATTTTCATATTCTTTTATTGATTCATATATTGTATTATTATATTCTATTCCTACTAGTTCACTTAGTTTATTATGCTTTTTATTTCTATTTTTATAGTTATGTAGGTAGACTAAATATTCACAAGATCCACATGAGGGTTCTAGTACAGTATTTATATTAGATAAATATGGTTCTAATATATTTATGTTTTTTATTATTGTAGATGGGGGAGTAAAATATATACCATTATTCTTTTTTTCTTCTTTTGTGATGTTTTTTGTTAGCTTTTTTGATAGATCAGAAAATTCATAAAATTCCTGTTTTTCTTGATTATCTGATTGTAGCATAAATTTATTAGTGTTTTATTCTTAAATATGTTAATTCAATTTTATACTTATTATAAACTGTAATTATAGTGACAAAAAATATAAAAATTGAAATACATTTCTAAATAATTAGAGATGTATTAACAAGCTAATAAATACAGTATCATGTTTCTCCGTAAAGATCACCCTAAGTTCATGAAGAAGCGCCAGATTACTAACTCCAACAATAAGTTTCGTAAGCATCAAAAACATATTACTAAGGAACCGGTGTTTGATATTGTAGATAAGCGTACTAGGGCTTTTGACGTTAAGAAGTCACGATTTAATAAGGCTATTGTTAATCATGAAATAGATATGGTAGCTACTAATGTTGTTCTATACACTCTAACTATTTCTAATCTTAAGTAAGAATAATTTAAATTATATATAAATATATGAAGGGAATCGGAATTATATAATATTATATATTTTTTCATTAAAATACTAAATTGTCCTATAAAATATAAATTATCTTCTCATAGGAGGGGGGTTGGGGGAACCTTGGTTCCCCCCACTTAAGGTGGAATTATTACATCATTTAAACCTGCTTCTCTTGTACATTTTTTTGTTTTATTTGTCCGTGCTTTTGATAATTTTCTTATTGTAGAATTATGTTTCTTTACATCACTATCTGTCATATCTTTACTCCATCTCCATACATTTAAACGTAAGTAACAAACAACAGATAATCTTATAGCATCTTTATCAATAGGTACAATCGGTAGATTTCCATGCCATTCATGTACATTCATAAATAACATGTCACCCATTCTTACATCTATACCTATTCCATATTGTGGTAAACATGTTTGAGCACCTGAATATTTACCTTCTTCTAATACTATTAAATTACCAAAACCTTCACTATCATCTCCTTTATCTGTATGAATACTTGTTTGCCAATTTACATTTGTTGTTACTGTAGTAAAAGCTGTATTTGCTATTTTATATTTTGATTCTTTCGCTTTTTTATTTTGTTTATTAAAAAATCTTGGAAGATATTTTCTATATAAACTATTTATTTGTTTTATTAATGGTAATGTTTTTTCATATTTATCAGGATAATCTTGAGTAAATCTTGTTGTTCTTACTTGAAATGGTGTTGTTATATTTTGTTGCTTCATTGCTACTTTTTGAGAAGCTGAATATCCATCCATATATCCAAATATATTTGTCATGATTTTTGGATTATTTGTTAAATCTTTTTTTTTACTACCCGACGCACTTCCTCTATTACATGTTGGTGTCATTGCAAATTTTTTAACATTTTTATAAAATAAGTCTAATTTATCTTTTGATAAAACATTTTTTCTAAACTTAATTAATAATACACCTGTATCTGAATAAATATCACAATCATGATTCATTATTTTATCTATCATACTATGTGTTACTTTTTTTGTAGCAAATTTTTTTTCATCTTCCATTTCTTTGTCACTATACTTTTTTTTTACTTCATAAATTCTTACTCCATTTTCTGTACGTAATAGTTTCACCATCTTATAATTTATAGATATTATTTTTTAATTAAAATAATATCTATATATGAAACATTAAACTAATTATTTTATATTATTTATTTATTTTTTTTCTCTAATAATCTTGGGTCTATTATAGATGGACGCTTTGATACATCACGATTCATTTCTTGTCGCGTGGGAGCAAGTTCATAATCTGGATTAGGGCCAACATGCCTCATAGTTCTACGTTCTGGTCTATTAAACGCAAGAATAGTAGCAGCACCAATAGCTGTCGCAGCAGTAGTAGGTGAACAACCTGCTTTTCTTTTTGTTAAACATCTTTTTTTATTAATACGAGGTTTTCTTCTATATACTCTTTTTGTACGTCTATTTGATTTTCTAGTTTTTACCATTATTATATATATTATATTTAAATATAATATCTATAAAAATTGAATGTGACTATTTATACACTTATAAATCCGTTGATCTTATAATAATGACATCTTTTCTAACATTCCTATATACGTTTATCCTATATATTCAAACAACTAATGCTTTTCGTATTAATGTTCCTCAAGGTAAAATTGCTATTGAATATTATAAAACCAAACTTGTAGATCGTACATATTATGGACCTGTAGTATATTATAATCCTATTTTCAGTCATATGGAAATTGTTGATATTAATCGCCAAAAAGATACACTTGATCCTTTTACCTGCGTATCTTCTGATGATCAAACTATTACATTTTCTAAAGTTGATATTTATAATCAACTTCAAGAAAAATATGTTATTCCTGTATATTCTAAATTTGAACGACCATTTGACAACCCTCGTGTTAAATATGATGATCCTTGTATTAAAGAAGAAGCATATTCATATCTTAAAGCATTATGTAATACAATGAAAGGAGAAGAACTTCGTAAAACTAACTATAGTATTCTAGATGATAATCTTGTAGAACATCTATCTAAATTCCAAGAAACAATTTTAGATGGAAAATCTAGTGGTATTAAAATTATTAAAGCCTTTATTGAACCTCCTACTCTTCCTCCTGATGTAGAAAGGAATAGACGTGAAATTGCTATTCAACGTACAGCATATCAGGCTGAAGAATATAAACAAGAAACAAGACTTAAGGAACAAGAAACTAAAAATAAATTAGAAATTTCTGAAGCACAAAAAAATAATAATATTACACTAGAAAATGAAAAAGTAGAAGCAGATAAAATAGTTATTAAAGCTGAAGCAGAAGCACTAGCAATAGCTATTAGATCTAATGCTACTGCTAATGCTATTAGAAATGAGGCACTAGCACTTGGTGGTACTTCACAATATATGATGAAATTACAATGGGATTCATTTGGTAATCAAAATACAATTTATTGGGGTGATTCACTACCTAAATTTTATCCTAATATTTCTTAGTGGGGGGAACCAATAAGAAGGAACCTTGGTTCACCTTTATATATTTTTACGAGTACATGCTTTAATAAACCCCTTTTTAACATTTTTTTTAAAAAGTTTAAATGTTTTTTCAAGTTTTAAACTTTTATTTTTCTTTAAACTTTTATTTTTCTTTAAACTGTTGTAAAGTTTCTCTAATGATTTATCTTTAAAAACTTCTTTGAGAGCGATATCACAAAATTTTTTTCGTGTTAATTTGTTTACATTACTTGTTTTTAATACTTTCTTAAATGCTTTCTTAAATGCTTTTTGTCCAATACTTTTAAATTTATTTTGAGTTTTTAAATCCATTATATATATATATATAATTAATTTTTAGTGAAATGAAGAACCTATCTTATAATAGGAGGGGGGTTGGGGGAACTTTGGTTCCTCCTCTATCTTACATATTTACCTGCACGACTAAATGAATCTGCTAAAAATATCATAAATACACCTAAAAAACAGTATAATATCATCTCCTCACTTACATTATTTATTTTTTCATCATGATTCTCTTCTAATAATTTTATCATATAATTTATTTTAGTCATTAATTCTGATTCTACATTTTGTGGTGGCGGCTCTGTAATATATTCATTATAATACTGATTTATATATGAACTATCCTTAAATGTATCATCACTTTCAGGAAAATTTGATTTTTTTTCTAAATCTTCAAAATTTGCCATATTTAATTCTGATTCATCTATACCATTACTCCTTGAATGTAGGTGAGTTATTAATTCTTGTGCTTTTTTTGTAGATAGCTTATCTTGTAATACTTCATTATGATTTGTTAATTCTGGTTTATTTTCGGTTTCATTAATTGTCATAAATCCTAAAGATGATGCCATACATATATTTAAAATGTGATAAAAAATATAATTTTTATATATATATATATATATCTATATACTACTATGTCTGATAATATTTGTTTTTTTTGTTGTAAGAAGTATCAAAGTAAACCTAAATCACCTAAAGCATATAAAAGATCTATCGGCTCTTCTATTGATCGTCTTTTACATCAATCTGCTAAAATAAAAAAAAATAAAAATGTTATTTACATAACTTCTAGTGATCCATCTATAATATAGGATAATAAAATTAGATACTTACACATCTTCACCTTTATTAAAAAATCATATTAAACTTACCTTCTCTTTGAATTGATTTGAGATTTTTTGAGGGAAAGTTAGATATATATTTAAATGTTACATCGTTTATTGAAAATATAATTATTATATTATATTTTATATTAGTATAAAATATAACATGTATTTAATTACTATAATACTTATATTATTTTTACTACTTATTATTTTTTCTCCATGTTTAAATAATAACATTTCTTATGAATTTTATGAGAATCATGATGTTAAATTAGATCAATTAAGTGATGCTTCTATGGCTCAATATAGTAGTAAGATCTCACAGCTTGCTACTGGTATTTCTTCTGAACTTTTTACAGTATATGAGATCATTAATAGAGATATTAATTGGTTAAATAAATATGAAGAATTAGATGATAGTGTCATATTTGGTTACAATAAGTTTAATGAACCTATTAAATTTGTATTAGTATATTCTACTGTTAATCATAAAAATTATCTTAAGCCTGAATTTTATAGAGCAAATAGATGGTGTAGACAATTTCCTGACTCATCTATGAACTTATGTCCACATAAACCAACCCCACGATTTGACTTATCTGATACTAGTAGATGGCAATATTTACTTGATGCATCTTCAATTGAATTAAACAAAGTATTTGAAAAAGTATATTCTAATGATCCTAATTATGATGAAATGTTTAAGGCTTTTCAATGGTATGCTAATGAAAGAGATAATTATTTTAAATCTGATTATGTTTATGCTAATAGTAATAGTCTACTTTATGATTATTATTTATCATATGTAAATGCTCTTGATGAAGATACTGTTTCTTTTAATGATCCTAGTGCTTTAGCTTGGATCACATCTGATCAATATGCTCAAACTCAAGAAAATACATCAGGTATTTTTAATTACTTTGGGGATGTATCATTAAGTAATATTAATGAATATCCTTCATGTAGTAATATGAGTGTTAATACAGATGATACAAGTCTAGTAAATACTTATGGAGCTAATCCATTT